TTATCGTTCTCACTTTTTCTTAATTTGTTTAGAGATATACATATTCTTCACTAAACTTGTTTTCTTACCAAACTTCTTGTCTGCTTTTTTCTTGGCAGCAGAATACCCTTTTTTATTTTTTATCTTTTTTGACTTGCCTAGACTTTTTGGTCTTGGCTTTTCCCATACCGGTTTTTTTTTCATATCTCCTCATTACTAATGGTTGTTTCCAGTTTGCTATTGTGAAAGTGCCTGTTAAAACTTCAACAATTCTTTTTAGTTCTTGGTCTACCACTTAACTTTATTTGACCAATAAGCTGCTGACATCTTACCTTTATTGATATTCTTACTATGTCTTGCTTTGAATGACCTGGAACGAGCAGTATTTTTTTTATCTCCAGACACACCTTGCTGACCAAAGCGGATAGTTTTTATTTTACTACCCTCTTTGGCAACAACAATGTGAGATTTTTTAGGATGCGATGGAGTACGTTTAGGTTTATTAAAACCACTTACTCCTGCTCTTTTTAATCTTGGATCTGCCATTAATTAAATAGCACCAATCACTACGATTACGATTATCGCAACAATACCGGCTTTAATCCAATCCTTCATGCTCCAGTCAGACCACTCTTTTAAGTGACTCCATAAGTCTTGTAATAATTTCATATTACCTCCTATTTTTTAAAAAATTTAGTAGCACCTTTAATTCCAAATGATGCTGACACAATGACACCTAAAGTGTACTTGTACCAATCTGGTGCTTGACTCAATGCTTGAAAACCATTGAACACAATATCTCTGCCCCAGTCTCCACAAAATGATAAAATTAAAGGTATGCTAAAAAGCAAAACCAACCATTCATCTTTCCATGATCCTTGTGTATTTTTGATTGCTTCTAAATCCCAATCAACCTCTCCTTTAATTTGTTTTTCCATTAAAGAAGTCTTAGCTTTTATTTCTGTAATCTTTTGTTCTGCTTTTGCTTTACGAGTATCTACAACACCTTTAACTACTTCTCCTGCAACACCTAACAATGGTTTTAATAATAAATTAATCATAAATTACCTAATTGGTTATAATAAAGATAAAATTGTCCGATTTGGGTAAAGACTAAAACAGCAAAAAGAATTAAAAATATAATTTTAAACATTTATTGTTCTATGCTCTCTAAAATCTGACTTAAATAGTGTACTCTATTTGTCGCTTGATTTTTGTACCATACAGAGTCTTTTAGTTCTTCCGAAGCTGATTGGTAATCGGACTTGCTTAAAGCGTCTATACAACGCTTAAAACGAGAAAATCCTGTCCTACCTAAGACAAAAACACATTCAATTACTACTTCACGAGCAATTTCACTAATGTTTGGACAATCTTTTAGTATTTCATCAGCACCTCTTACTGCAATAGCAAAATCGTACTCAAAGACTTTTTCTAAGTGTCTATGATCGTACTGTTTATCATCTTCCCACTTCTCATCAGATCTACATAGATGACCATAGCCTATTGTTCTTTTACCTAATGAGTCTAAGTAAACTTTATTGCGATAGCCTTCATGTTCTTTGATACGTTCCTTTAATTCTTGATATTCCATAACGTCTTTTTCTTTCGTAAAATTTGTAAACCTTTTTCTAGGTAAATCATGGCATCGCCTAACTCTTCCAAAGTATCGACAAACATTTCTTCTAATTCTTTATCGGCTTGATCCATAGTATTGCCAAACTTCTTTGTACCTGCTTGGGATCTATCAGCTATGCGTTGGCAAACTTTTCTTGCAATAGGATCTTCTATATCCTTCATATCGTACCAGTCCATTCTCCCTTATCGTTTAAGGGCATTGAGTAAATAACTGGCTGTGAATTTATAATAGCACCTACACTAATAATTGGTCTTTTGATATAATTTTTTGCATACTTAAATGCTTCATGTTTTGGATTTATAGAACAACCAACACACATAGCAAAGTTTAATGCTAGGGGGGAAGATATGAGAGTTAGTTGGCTTAACGTGTGTTGATGTCCTGCCACATAACTCATGCCTAATTCTTTTGCACTAGCAACAACGTTGGATTTAAAATGATGTGTAAAAAAAACTTTAGTCTTATTTGGCAGCTCTACAATAAGTTTATCATGCCAAGTCCATTTCCATTTCTTTTCTATTTCTAATATGTCGTTGATGTGTCTGAGAAAAGAATTTGGTATTGCAGATTTTTCTGCAAGTCGTTGAATGCGTATATCGTGATTGCCATAAATAATTGGCATTGCAGCAGGAAATATTTTGCGTAGTTTTTTGATACATCTAATAGCATCTTTTATTTCGTATTTTATATTAGGTAGTTCTGCACTATGCAAATGCTGACTAATTGCATGAAAGTCTACAAGATCTCCAATATGAATTACTTGCGTTGGTTTTATTTTATCTCGTAATTTTTTTATCCATTCAAAATAACCTGGCATTTGATATGGAAAATGCGTATCACTAAGAATAAGTAATCTTTTTGTATTCATACATTTCCTTTTATATGGATGGCTAATCCAAAATTTTCATAAATGTATAAATTGCTCCTAATATGCCACCGATGAATAAGGCAACTTTTAATCCTCCCAAACCTTTGTTTGATATGGAGTTTAAATCTCGTATTTGTTTTTGCATGATAGAAATATCTTCACGCAAATATTTTAATTCTGTTTTTACTTCTGCTATATCCTTTTGCCACTCAGACATTTGTATTACCTATATGTGAGCCACATTGAAATATGACTGTTAATTTTCTTTCTTTTAAATCAGCATCAAGATAATTAGCTAAGTTGTTTTTTGCTAAATTACATTCTATATTATCGTTAAAGTTTAAAGGTACTTCACTTTTAAAACAAAGTGTTTGATCTAATTCTCCTACATTAAGCATACAAATCATGGCAAATATTTTAAACATTATTTAGCTTGAATAATTTTTTTAATTTTCAAATTACCCTCCATATCTGGCTCTAGTTCTGCTTCTACAAAACCACACTCAAAACGAATAACACTTTTTCTATCTGCCGAAAGATTACGTTCTGCTTCTCTTTTAAGTTTTAAACATTCACTAACGCTATCGTCTTTTATCATCATATGTCCGTCTAAATTTGAATTAACAAACATACATAAAGCCATGATTATTTTAGTGATTACCATTTTGTCTTACCTTATCTTTTAATTCTTCAACATCTCTTTGTAGTTTATCAACCTGTTTTTTTAAGAAATCTATATTGACTCTATTGTTCATCATACTTTCCATTTCAGTTGTTACTTTTTCTAATTGAGTAGCGGTAAACTCCAAGAGCATATATTGTTCTTGGTCTATAGGTTTTTGGTCAGCCGCTTTTAGTAAGTCAGCTTCAAATAGTGTTGCTCTGGTTTCTATATTGTTAAGGCGTTCTATAATTCCAAAGTACGCCCACGCTGTCGTAACAGCAACACCAAGTAAACCTATTAAATTTTTTAAAGGAAGACCTATTTCAGTCTTTTCGGATAATGAGGGCATTATTTACCACAAGTACACTTTCCATCTTCGCAACAAGGATTAATCATAGTTTATCCCACTCTACTTTTATATCTTCTTTAGATATTGGTGTTGTACCTTCAAGCCAATCTATTTCACAAGTATCTAAATTATCATCACCTCTTACAGCTACTTTTGCATTTTCATTTATATTAAGAATTGCTGTTATTACACTTGGTCTGTTTTTTATATCGGTCATGCTCCAATCTCCATTAAGGTAATAGAACTTTTTGGTCTGATACTACCTCTTATATAATTGTTTATTGTTATTCTATAAGTTGCTCCATCTACAGAAGTTGCAAATTGAACTCGGTATTCCAAACTTGATGTGCTATTTGGAGTATCTAAAAATGTAATTCCATCACCTGTATATCCACCATCAATATTTGCTTCATTTGTATTATAACCAACAGTACCACCGAAATCGCAAATTGTAGTAGAATCTCGTCTTAAAGTTAAATCTAAACTTGTAGATTGATGACTTACATAAACACCATTTATTTTAACTAATACTAAAACTTTACTAGAAGTAGAACTAGGAGTAATAGAAGCTGTTGTTGAGGTGTTTGCTAGTGTGTTACTATTTGTACCATCAATAGTTGCATTAATACCATTTATAACTTGTAAAACCTTACCTTGAACATAATTACCTGTAGGCAAAGTACCTGTAACTCCTTGTGCTAAATTTAAAAATGTCTGTGCCATTATGCATCCTCCAATGTTTTAACTCTTGCTTCAAGAGTTTCTATTTTTGTTATTGCTTCTTGTAAGGCTTTAACTGATTTCATATATAATACAGAATATTTTACTTCTTTTACTTTTTGACCTTCAGTAAAATTACCTTCACTATCAATACTTCCAAAATCAGAATGTAAAGCAACATCTTCTTTTTGTGGTTTGCTTTCTTCTACTAAACCATTCATGCCAGATGCTTCTAATTCTTGTGCTACTACTCCAAGATGATAAGGAGTGTTATCTGCACCATCTCTATTAACATCTTTTTTCTTTTTAAATTTTCTAATTTTAAGTGCTTTAATATCTTCCCATTGAGAACTAGCATCTGATATATCTTGTTTTATTCTTTCATCAGATGTTGAGCCATAAGAGTTGTTTGCATTTTGAATATTACCACTGTCTAAAACTTTCATTACTAATCCACCACCATTTCGGCATTGAAATAATAAATAACTAGAGTTACTTGTGTCTTGGTCACATTGAGCAACAAGAACTGTAGTATTAATACCACTTGTAGCTGTGTTGTGTGCTTGTATTGATACTGCATTAGCACTACCTCTTACATCTAATCTTGCTTCATTAGAAGCTGTACCAATAGAAACATTTCCACCAGTAGTAATACGCATTTTTTCAGTTTCAGCACCACCAGTAAATCTTTGAAAAGATAAAGGTCCTCCACTACTATCTGCGTGTAAACTCCAATAATCAGTTGCATTGTTTTGTTCTAATTTTAATTGATGAACATTTGAGCCAGGCTTAACAGTTAAAGTTGAGCCATCATAAGTTAAGTTAGCTTCGCCATTTAAAGTATTAGCTGTGCCACTACCTGTAATAACTCTGTTATCTGCATTGGTATTTATTGTTGTGCCAGCCGTAGCAAAAGTATTATCTCCTCTAAGAAAAGTTGTAGCGTCTTTAGTTCCACTTGCTCCAAGCTGTGCTATATTAACTGAGCCGTCACTAGGCTGTGTTAGTAGTCCTACTCCAAAATGTTTAACTGAATTGCATACACTGGAAGCCGATGGC